ACCAGCAGAGATTGTAGGATATACTGAACTAAAAAACATCTCAGCAATATTTGTAGGTACAAAAGCAAACTCATCTAAAAATATAATATTATAAGAACCACCTCGAATAGCACTTGAAGATGTAGCAGCCGCCACAATAGTTGATTTGTTTTCTAATTCTATATTACCTTTGTTCCAGTTTATTACACCTTGTTGTAGCCACTTTGGTAAGTTTTCATATGCTAATTGTAATCTACTTAATATATCTCTAGCAGTTGATGATTTATTGGCAAGTAAGGCAATATTAGAGTTAGCGTTAAATAAAGCATAGTGTAACAAGTATGAAATAGTTGTAGTTGATTTACCTGATTGTCTAGGTAATTTACAAATTGTAAATCTATTATTATGAATAGTCTCTACTATCTTTTTTTGAAAACCATACATTTTAAAAGGTACAAGACCATCGTCAAGTGATACAATCTGTATATACTTTTCCATAAAATACAGAGGGTCGTTAGCACACTTTTGATATTCTATAATTTGTTCTTCCGTAAATTCAACAGGTGTGTTAACCTTTTTTAAATTTGGATTACCTAGATATGCGTCTGTGCTCATTAGTTAAAACTGTACCATCCTGTTAAAATAAATTTTTCTTGTGTTTTACTAATTTGACCTTTATGTGTATGTGTCCAATCTGTCGGCCAAATTAATGTTAAACCTTTTTTTGCTGGTGTTATCATTTTTTGATAATGAAACTCTGTGCCACCCTCATCAACATTATTTAGATAAGTCATAAAAACTAAACACCTTTTTCCCATTTTTGAAAAAGACCTTTCACAATGCCATTTTTTAAAACCACCACCAGGTTTATAATGTTGTATGACATAACTAGTGTTTATGTAAAAATAATCTAAATTATTAACAAAATCATATTTTTTTACATAATTGTCTAAACATTTTTGTAGTTGATCTCTATAAGACTTTAGAGGTCCTTCAAAATTGTTATGATGTATACCTACATCTAAACTATCTTTCTTTTTTTTATCTATACCATTAAATAATCGGCCTGGCATTCCTATTTTACCTTTTACCTTGTTAAAATAATCTATTACATCATCACAAGTTTTATCAGATATAAACCAACCACCTATAAAACTTTCATATGGTAATTCATATTCAATCATTAATAATAATACCTTCAATATGAGTATAACCTAATTTCTTAGCAGCCGTTACTCTTTGATTACCTTTCCAAACACCATATTCTCTTTCTCTATAAATTTTACCATTAGCACCATATCTTGGTGTTTTTGATTTAATATATTTTTTAACTTGAATAGGGTCAATCATATCAGCGCCTTCTAAAATATTTTCGGCACCATTAACTAATTTTGAATTATTATTAGTGTAATACAGATTGTAATTAAGATCGCTAATCTGAAATATCTGTTTTTTCGGGTGTGATGTTTTTGCTTTTAATATTTTCATCTTCTTTTTTTCTATTCAACATTTTCTGTAATTCAGCAGTTGACCCTACAAACAAAGCATTTTTAATATTAGCGTTAGATGTTTTTGGAAGTTGTTTTAATTCTTTTAACTTGGCTTGTAAATCTTGTAATTTATCTACGGTGTCGGCAACATTTTTAATACCTGCCAATGCTACCTCATATGCTCTAGGATGTTGGCCTTCTTTTGCTACATCTAATATACCTTGTATAGCTTCTTGGCCTCTCTCAATTAAATTATAGTAATTTTCTCTACTATATTTGTAATCGTTATCTACATCTTCTTTTTGTTTATCTTCTTTTCGAGGCACTAAAGGTTTAAATTCTTTTTCTACCTTTTCTACTTCTTTTTCAATGCCAAGTATCTCGTTGACTTTTTCTTCTAATTTACTCATATTAATATTTAGAGTTTCATACCTCTAAAGTATGCCGGTAAACCTAGATGTGGTCTATTATCGTACATATTAGCTTTAGAGTCACCTGATTTAGAATTAACATCATTATAATGTAAAAACACCTGAGCACAATCTTGCCCTATAAAAGCTTCACGCCAATGTTCAAGTATCATACCTTTGTAAACTAACATATCGCCTGGTTTTAAAATTATTTTTTCACCTTGATTATTTGTTTCAGCAGGGAAACCATTGTCAGGTGTACCTACATTTTTCTTTGACTCTAAATAAATTGGCCATTCATCACCACCTAAATTCATTGTTGTAGAAATCTCACAGCTAAATCTATCTTTATGTCTATTTAATACATCACCCATTTTGTATATACGAGCATATGAATAAGTAGGAGTTAATTTTAAGCCAGTTAATTTTTCCATTTTTGGCTGAACATATAATAACAAAGTTTCCATAGCTATATCAGAATAATGAGAATATGTGTTTGGTACCTGTTTATCGTTCCAAGTGCCAAACTCGGTAGTAAAAGGTGAAATATATCTTGTATCAAAAAAAGTCTTTGCGACTTGTTTTTTCATTAAGAAATAATTATAAATGAACCCTGCTAACTCTTTACTAACAGCTTCTTTAATTACAAAAAAATGATTTTTTTTAAATTTAGCGTTCATTATTTTATACCTTTAGCTGCTTCTACAATTATATCTCGCACAGCTTGTAAATTAAAGTGAATAAATCTAAATGGTTCAATCCCCATATCCACAGTAAATTCGTGTGGTATATAAGCAGGAAAAAATACTAATGTTCCTGGTTTAGGTTTAATATGTATTTGATCTGACATAGGAGACATTTTACTTACATCTTTATGAGGTAACTTTGTCATCATAGCTCCTGCTCTTGGATCGTGGAAAACAGGATAAGATGTTTTATCACTACACTTTAAAAAGTAAAATCCTGATATATGATTATCCCAATGAACGTGAGTGCTATGATGGCCACCACCTTGTTTAGCAAACTCTTGTACCCAAAATTCTGTAAAAAATATTGAATACTTGTCCATATCATAACCCCACTCATCTAACAAATTCCAAGATGTAGCAGCGATATATGATTCTAATTCTTTTAAATCTGGATCACCATTTAAAGGTGTTGAGTGATAACTCATTCCGTGGTCTTTTACTTTTAAATAATCTTTATTACCTAAAAACTTTTTTCTTTCTTTTAGAGTTGTCTGATTAGTTTTTTCAGACTCTTTTATAAATTTATCTGTGGTTTTAATTGCTGATGGTAACCATTCTGGTTTATCAATGGTATAAACTGGTGTACTAAAGTACCAATCTGTATTCATTACTTCTTTTGTAGATTTTATTTTTGATGCCATCGTATATTCTCCTTATTTCACTATTATATATCCATTACTTAAAAGGGTACCCCAGATTCCAAATTACTAATGAATATCTTGTACCTCTTGTAACTGGTGCCACTCTATGCCAAACAAAACTAGGAAAAACAATAACCGAACCACGAGGTCTAATTTCTGTACAAGATTTTATTTTTGACTTTTTATTTCTTTCCCAATCAACCTGATTTCTAAAATCAAATTCTAAATTACCACCATCATATTCATCAGGATCATTTAAACTAATTGTGACTGACAACTTTCTAATTTTTCCGTGATCTTGTGGATATGTACCATCTTCTAATTTATCTCTTTTATAAGATGATTCCCAACTATCACAATGCCAACCATAATATTGGCCTACACCATATTTTGTAAATTGGCAAGACTCCGACCAATCCCATTCAAAATTCCAACCTGCTTTAGCATTTGCTTCGTGTATTAATGGGTGTATTTCTTTGTATATCCATCTATCGTTCATCCAAACAATATCAGATTTTCTTTTTTTTTGTATATTATTAATTGCTGATTTTTTTAAAGAACCATCAGCTTTTTTATTTTTTTTATCATCTGAACCACCTGTAATAGCCATTTGTGGTTGATGTTGTTTACCATAATCAATAATCATTTGGCATAATCTTGGTGATAAGGCTGATTGAAAATAATAATAATAGTTTTTTAAATTCATTTTTTAATCTCTTTCATTTTATACTAATTCAAACCAACCTGTGGCTATATATTTTTCTTGTGTGTGTGATATAATACCTTTATGAGGGTGTGTAAATTCAGCAGGCCATATGTGTAGATTGCCTTTAGTAGCAGAAAGTGTTATGTTTTGATTAGGAAATTCTGTGCCACCATCATCAGTAATAGTATTTAAATATAACATATAAGCTAATATTCTATTTGGGTGTAACCAAGTCCTTTCATAATGTAATGAAGAATAACCACACATAGGCTTATAGTATTGAATATTATTACATTCATAAGTTTTTACATTATCTGTAATGTTGTACTTATTAACATAATCGTTTATGGGATCTTGTAAAGAAGTAAAGAAATTTTTTATTGCTATATCGTTAGATTGATTAAAAAAATATACATCAATAGAATCTTTAATTTCAGGATTTATGGTTCCGTTGTATATAGAACCTGTGTGACGATACTCTTTATTTTTTTTAAAATATTTAATTAAGCCGTCACAAACACTTTTACTTACTTTATAAGTTTCAATAAAATTTAAATTCTTTTTCATAATAAGTCATAATATATATAATAGTTTTTAATTACTGAAATTTGTATCTTATTAATACAATTCCTTTAGCACCAGCTCCTGCTGTTTGACCACCTGTAGCAGCAGCACCTCCACCACCACCAGTATTTGCTGGGCCACCTGCTTGATTTGGTCCGCCACCGCCACCAGAACCACCAGTTGTTGTCGCTGTACCTGGTCTATTACTAATAGCACCAGCACCACCACCTCCAGAAAAATATCTTGTACCTGAAACTGGACCTGGAGAACCAACACAACCAACAGCTAAAGTAGTTGAAACAAAAGAACCAATACCACCTACACCATTTGTGTTAGAGTTGGCATTTGTTCCTTCGGCACCAGCACCACCGCCACCACCACCGTAATAGTTATTTGGTGTACTAACCTCTGATCCATCACCGCCATCTCTTCCTTGAACAGGACTTACAGGAGGAGTATTACCAGTACCACCAACTGCCGTTGATCCATTTGCTCCACCACCACCTGAGCCACCGTTACTTCCTACTTTATTTGGTCCACAACAACCTGTAGCACCACCGCCTCCGCCAGCAGATGTGATTGTTGAAAATACTGAATTAGAACCATTACTACCTTTAGTGCCTGGTCGATTGCCACCAGCACCTCCGCCACCAACTGTAATTGGATATGTTGCGGCTGCTGTTATTATACCTGAAGAATTTGCTAAAGGTGAAGTTGTCGGAGCTGGTATACAGTAATGGTTTGCTGTTCTAAATCCTCCGCCTCCGCCTCCGCCACCTGCGTCAGATGTATTTGATCCGCCACCGCCACCACCACCGGCAACTACAAGATAATCAACTGTAGCTAAGGGGCCTAAACCTGCAGAAACAACAAAATTACCATCACCTGTAAATGAGTGTACTTTAAAATCTCCACTTGTTGATATTGTACCACCTGTAGCAGCTATAAGAGTAGAATCTGTATCGTAAGTACCATTTGTAAATACACCACCAGGTGTTGTACCTGCCGCTTGTAAAATTTTTGTAATCCAACCTTTAGCAGAATCAACATAAACTAATTCAACTACTGAATCATTTGTAGTTAATTTGTATTGTCTAGTGGTTGTACTATCTAAATTGTTTGATCCTGTGTTAACAATAACATTGTTGAGAGCAAAATGACCAGCGTAGTCAACTAAAACTACCGTGTCACCTCTACTCGGTGAAGTAGGTAAAAATACCTCTATAACACCAGCGTTTGTATCTAGGAAATAACCTTTGCCTGCCTCAGCAGTTAAAGTTGTAGAGCCATCAGCAACCGTCACAGCTTGCCAATCTGTACCGGCAACTATTTCGCCACTAGCACCTAAATTAATTGCTGTTCCGTTAATTGTTATTGCTGAATTTGCTAGTTTAGCATTAGCAATTGAACCTGCTAATTTATCATTAGCAATTGAACCTGCTAATTTAGCATTAGTAATTGTACCTGTTGCTATTTTAGCATCCGTTATTGTACCTGGAGCAATATCAGAAGCTACTATTTCAGCGTCTTTGATTGATTTTGCTGTAATTTTATTGATAGCCATAATTTTTATTCTCTCTTATTATTTATACTATTTATTCGTCTGTATCTGTATTAACATTATACTTTTTACTATCTTCAAAAAAGTCAATGGTTGTTGTAAATCCGAAGTCATCATCAGCGTTAGCCGTTGTAGGACTAGGCACGACAATAATACGACTTTCTCTTGCTTTATTTACTCTATCTGTATCAGAGTAATTATCAGTTTGTACGGTCTTAATAACTTTTTGTGAAGTTGACGGTCCAAACAGATATGTTTTAGCAGTAAAGTTTAATGTGTAAATTACAGCTCTTCTAGTTTGAAAATCACCAGAGTATGTGTCTTCATAATTTACACTATTTAAAATTATTGGTATATCTCTTTTGATATTTAAATCAGGTATAGCATTTATAGTCACCGTAAAATCTGGTTGAAAAAATGGTAATATTTGTTCTATAATTTGTAGACCAGCTTCAGCACTTGCTGTAAAAGAATATAAGTTATATGATATATTATAAGGAACTGGTGTATAATTAAAATCTAAAATCTTACCGTCTTTGTTTGATTTTACTTGTTTAAATTTTTGTATTCTAGTAAGTTTTCTAGTAGGGTCATATGCGATACTTGATATTTCAAAACCCATACGAGGTAATGTAATGGCAAACTCTCTGTTATTTAAACTTGATTGTTGATCTAATCTAACTAAAAATTTTTCTTTAGGGCCATATGCCAAAGGCACACGAATAGTTTGTATAACTTTTCCTGTGTCATTTTTTCTTTTTATCTGTATGTTGTTAAAGATTTGACCAAAACCTATGGTCATTCTTCTCATACTTTCGTTGTAAAAATAATTT